GTCGAAACCAACGGCGTACTCAAAGAAAACTTACTGACCAACTCTGGCTTCGATGTGTGGTCAAACTCGACGCTGGAGGATGCTACGGGAACGAACTTAGTTAGCAGTTGGGATGATGCTTCACACGCATACGAGATAGCATTTACAACTAGCGGCGCAAACATTACTAGAGCAGCACAAGATGCTTCTTCTGGTTATGGTATTGCGGTTGCGACCATCGCCTCTCCAGTTGTTGGCAAATTATACAAAATCAGTTTTAGCATTACATTGACGAGTGGCGCAATGCCTCAACTTGTTAGCGCAGCTTCGGTAGGTAACTCAAATGGTACTGTTTATTTTGTAACGCCGACTGCTGGAGCCAATGAAGTCGTTTTTGAAGCAACGGCGAACGATGTTGTTATTCAATTTTGGACGGGAACCGGTGTGGCAACGGATTTTGCAGTCAGTTCTTTTACGCTCACAGAAGTCACGCCGGGGTGCGTGGCGGCTGATGGGCTTGCTTGTGATGGGTGGGGGAAAGACGCAACACTCGATATGTGGCGGCAGCACGATGACGGTGGCACAAACACAAAAGACGGCTCATTTTATTCGCTAAAGACAACCGCAGGTGCAGCTAGTGATTATATGACTTGGCCGAAGTATTCAAGCAAAGCCGAGTGGTTTCAGCGAGTTACCGGCCGGAATGTGACTTTTGGCGTTTGGGTAAAAACCAGCACAGCGAGCCACGCTAGGATTCGACTCTATGACGGCAGCAGTTCACCACTCGTGACTCACACCGGCGGCGGCGCGTGGGAGTGGCTTGAAACCACAATGACAGTTAGCGCAACGGCAACGACTTTTTATATCCAAATTGATATGCTTGTTTCGGGTGCAACCGCTTATTTCAGCCAACCGATGCTTTGCTTTTCGAGCGCAATCGGCTCGGGGAATTATTCGCGACCGAGCGGGGAGATTGTTGATTTTGAAAATTCATCAAACTATCTGAACAGCTTTGCAACAACCGCACACACTAGCGGCAGCGGAACGCCTAGTTTGGAAGCTGAAAGCAATGGCAAAATTCCGAAAGGTGCTAAAGCCGTTTATTTGTCTGCTGGAATTAGAGATGCAGACAGCACAGGGGGCGGTGCTTGTCGGATATTTTTAGGAAAAGATTCCACTTCAAAATACGACCTGCAAATCAGCAACGACGAAGTGCCAGACGACCAATGGAGATATAATTCCGGCAGAGTCGGCTGTGATTCAAACGGTGACATTTATTACGATATTGATGCAACTGGTTCAGACACACTAGACGCAAGAATTTGGCCGCTTGCAGTTCAACTTCGATAAGGTTTACAAATGGCAATAACAATTAACAGCAAACGCGAGAACGAAGATGACCAAACGGTTTTCTTCTCGATTGATTACGATGGCGCGAAGTCTTGGCACGGCGACATTCCGAAAGACGCTGACCCGCAAGAGTTCCTCGATGCGAAAGAGGACACGCTGAAGGTCGAGATTCTACGCAAGCAATACAAAGGCGCAGATGTGCCGCAACTGGAGGACAAGACACCGCTTGAATCTTTCGAGGCGTGGATTGCCGCCGGTTGCAAGAACGCTGAAATCACCGAGACAACCGTAACGCCAGCGCAACCCGCCGTTGATGCGGTGATGGGAACGCGCACCAAGACTGCCGAGGAATCGGAGGAAGTTACAACGACAGAAATTGTGGAGGTCGATGGCAAGATGGTGCAGCGGGAGGTCAAAGAAACCGTCACCAAGCAAGTGCCGGTGACGAAAGAAGTGCCGCTGTTCAATGAAGCGGGCGAGGAGATTGGAACACACTCGATTGATGAGACAGAAAAATACGAAATTTCACCAGCTATTGAAGCGGTTGAGGAGTCAAGTGAAACGGTTGTTGTCCGCGCTGAAACGGTCGTTTCTAAGATAGACTGGAAAGACACAACAGAATAATTTTTTTATGATCGAAATACCAACAAAACCAACGGCGAAACTTAACGTCTCGAAAGTAGCAATCAGCTTAAACAGCGCGGCAGAGTTCAGTATGCAATTCTCCGTTGTCGGATGGGGCAAATATACGGACGGCGAAGGTAACGATGTTTGGGGCAACACTCCCATCGTTTCGACGCTGTTGTCCGTATCTGGCGCGGCTTGGACTAACTGGGGCAAGACTCCGGGAGAAACCGATAGCGAATACATCGGCAATCTCGCGCTCTCTCAGCTTGGGCTTGAGCGCGACGAGACGGTTGTTGCAGCAGAACCGGAAGCACCAGCAGAAGAACCGGCAGCGGAGTAGCGAGGTAATGAGTGGGAAACGACACGGCCAATTTAATACAAACCGTTGGTTTTCCAGTGGTCGCAGCATTGGCCGCTGCCGGATTTGGCTACAAGATCGTTTTCTACGTCCTTCGCAATCTGTCGGCGGAGATCAAAGAACTTTACACGATAATCGTTAAGCTGATTGACCGACTAAATGGCCACGACCGGGAGACAAATAAACTTGCAAAGGAAATCGCTCAACTTCGTTGCGAAGTCGCCTCGCTCTACAAGTGTATGGGAGTCAATACTCGAAAGCCAAACGGAAAGCAGAGGGCAGAGGACTAAGAGGCTGCTTACGGTTATAGGTTTATCGGCGTTGGCTATTGGGATCGGATCCGGATGTTACTCGATGAAGAACGTGAGGGAGATCTCTCTTGGTTTTGGGGGGTTGGATGCAGAATTTTATGAGCCAAAGGCAACAGAGTGAACTGGGTGGACGATTGCAAGGTAATCGCGGCCTCAGTAGCCGGCTTGGGCAACTGGATGCTTCAAGTAGATCTATTGTTGAAGGTGATGATCAGCTTGGTGAGTCTTTTGTATGTGTCAAAGAAGTGTTTAGATCTTTATAGGAAATGAAAAAGAGGATTATACTAATCGGGACGTTGTTGCTAATGGCTTCAAGCGTCAAAGCTGGTGATCTGTTTGGTGGCAGCTTAAAGCCCACCCCTAGCGTCACTTTGTTTGGGCAAAAGCTGAGCTGGCCAATTCCAAGCCTCTGCGTAGGAGCAAAAGCTGGAGTATTACCAGATGCCGGCATTAGTCCGGAGGGTATCAACGTAAAGATCCCCTACTTGGCTCTGGATCTGCCTTTCCCAAGCCTCACACTCTCTGTGGGGAAAGATAAGGCCAAACTGGAGCTCAAACCCGGAGCAGTAGAGAAAACAGCTCACAAGCCGAAAAAGGACTAATATGGCAACCGGGAAATCTAAAGGGGGGAGCAAGTTGAGTTCACTAAGCCGGAAAAGAAAACCGGCTGCTCCCCGCAGCAAAGTAAGAGCTCCTCGTCCTCGGAACTATAGAAAAGAATCGGGCGCGACACTTGCACCAAGCGAGGTTTCAACTTTAAGGAGGGCAATCCGGAAAGAATCGGGTGCAGCAGTTTCAGCCAAGGAGTTAAGAGACTTTTTAAGAAGCAAATCAATAAGGAAATAATTATGTTACGCAGCAAAACATTTTGGGCAGCGATTTCGAGTTGCATAGCAGCAGCAGCAGCGGTGGCAACGAATGAGGCCACTCTTCCGGAAGGGTTGCAGATAGCCGTTACAGCTATTTTGGCAATCTTCCTACGTCACGGGGTGGCCAAGACTCAGACAGTTGCAGAGCTGGCAGTGGAGACAGCAAAAGCGGCAGCAGCTCCCCCCCCGGCGTTAAAGAAGAAAGCAAAGAAGGCGGCTTGATACTATGGGAACCTATCTAACAAAAGGCACGACATTCACAACCGGCGACACAGTTACAGCCGCCTCACTGAATAATCTGGTGGATAACGCCACCGTCACGGCTGGCTCGATAGGTTCAACACAGTTGGGGGCTGACTCTGTTATCAACGGTAAGATTATTGATTCCGCAACCGGAGCCGAGCCGGTCACTACTGGGACAATCCGAGACAACGCAATCAGCAACGCCAAGCTGGCACAGATGGCAGCTAAGACGGTTAAAGCCAACGCAACAAATGGGACTGCCGACCCGACTAATGTTCCGGTTGCTGTAAGTGAGCTACTTGCTGGGACAGCGACAACGATCAATGCGCTTAGTTTCACCACCGACTTGGAGATGGTAGATTCTTCCGATGTGGTTAAAACCGACAGCACGGCGGCGAAGATCCGAGTGGCGGCAAATCTGATCGGCGGAAAAGCATCCGTTACTGCTGACGAGCTGGATGAGATACTCATAAAGGACGTAACTGACGGTGCTCTAAAGCGAGCCACCGTAAAAACGGCAGTACAGTCTCAAGTGGCATCCACTGTAGCAAGCGGAGCTTGTGCATTAGCCACAGCGGAGGAATTGATTGATCCTTCTGGGGCTGATGCCAACGATGTTGTTTCTGCCGCAACGGGAGCCCCTATGATGGCAAAGGCTTGGGTAGAATTTACAAGCACCGGAATCGTTGTTATTAAGATCAACAACGGAGCCGGCTACGCTATTGGCGACTACACAACTACCGGAATGACGGTGGACGCTTTGGCGGGGGCTGAGTTCAGCGGTTTGTTGAGCAGCGGACAGATTTTATCATTTAGCGGTGGCGGTAGTTTCTTGTTAAGTGCAGATGCGGTTACAACGGCTACCAAGATCTATGGGACACTTTCGGGGGCTCCAGTGGTAAACAACGAAACGGTTTCTGAGTTCACGGAACACCTTACAAGCTCCTTCAATATCACCAGCATAACCAGAACCGCAGAGGGGGTTTTTGACATTCTTTTTGCTACAGATTTGCCAAGCAACAAATATATCGCAGCCATAACTGGTTACAATTCTTATCACAATGATATATTGTCTGGGAACATAACCGCCAGAACCGTAGGGGTAGGAGAAGGGTGTACAGTTAAATTTGGCCATTACAATAATGTCACCACCGCCCCTTATGACCCAAACGGAGTTGCGACCTTAATTTTTTACGGATTAACATCGTGACACTCTCCGAAATAGCCACATACGTCTGCAATCTTATCGGCAAGACCGATACGACAAGCGTGACGAGGTGCAAAGAGTATATCCGACAACATCATCAACTGATCTATGACTCAGCTCTCTGGCGTGAGAGTTTAATTGTTGAGCGGGTAACTATGGAGCCAGACGGCAGAGTAACCCACATCGAGGTCACTGATGGCGGATCCGGTTACACCTCAGCCCCCACAGTTGTTTTCTCAGCCGGCGGAACCGGCTACGTTGCACCAACGGCAACGGCTAAGATCCTAAATGGCAAGGTGGCGGAGATCATTCTCACCAAAGGGGGAAACGGTTACGAGGAAAACCCCACTATAACCTTTACTGGGGGAGCCGGCTCTGGAGCCGCTGCAAAGGCATACGCAACCGGCTACAACGATGAGCTCATCCTCCCCCAATCAATTTCCCAAGTGCTCGCTATCACAGCAGACAGTCAAGAGCTCAGGCCGGAGGATATCATCACGCAGTATATGGTGGATCCAAGTGCTCTCACGGAGTCTGGCACTGCCAGCGGCTTTTCTCCTATTACTTCTGTGGGTATCAATTTTGATCTCCTTAACGGCAATCTTTATTTTGATACTGCCGATGCGAGCGATGCTGGCAAGAAGATCGAGATAGTTGGCAAGCTACTGGGGGATCCCACTAGGATCTATAAGGAGACTGTAGTGCTCGCAGCGAGCCCTTCACTCAACATTTCTTGGGAGAGCTACTCAGAGATCACCTCGCTCTCAAAAGAGGCTACAGCGGACACTGTGACGGTGAAGAACATCACCGGCTATGACAAATTTTACTGGTACGGCTGGGAGACGAAGGCTGAGTTTCAAAGGGTGAAGCTGTATCGCCGGCCAGAGTATGATTCAACCTCCCCGATTCAGTTGGTGATCTTGGGCAAGCAGAAGATCCGCCCACTAATTTCTGACACAGACGCGCCGATGATCAGCGGCATAGACAACGCACTGATCAAATACGGAACAGCCGATATGTTGAAGCGGCAGAGGCAGTACGGGAAAGCCCAGCTTGAGACGGGGGAGGGTGATAGGCTTCTGGCCGTTGCGAGGGATGCAGAGACGAACCAGACGGCCAAGATAATGCGAATCGTGCCGGATGACTACACAGCCGGCTACACACGAAATGATTTTGGATTCTGATGCCGGTCTACTTCAACGATGCCGTCGATGATATACTGCTCTATGACCGGCAAGCGAGTTTCATAGGGGGTCAAGTCTCCAACTTTAGGGAGAACCTCCTAAACGAGTCACAAGCTGAGTTAATTAAGGATATGAGCCCGGAGATCTCCGGGGTGCTCAAGACTCGCAGAGGGTTCCACCGTTTTGCAAATCTGCTGGGCAGCACAAGCTCAAGTGTTGATATGCGAGCGATTCACTTCTTTGATTCCGACAGTCGTGAGCGGGTGATTGTGGCGGTCTACAATGATCTCTATGAGATTGAATCAAACGGCACAGTAACGGCAATCTCGGCGGCAGCCAACTCTCTCCCCACTGCTGTAAATCCGGCGTATATGTGTCAAGTGGCGGATAAGATGTATTGGAGCAGCGACAGCGGCACATCAAAGATTTTCGAGCTGAAATATTCCGGAGGTGCTTGGGTTAAAACCAACGCCACAGATACCGCTCCATTAAACTCCAAATATCTAATTGCAAACAGTGGCCGAGTGTTTGCATATGACACAGTTGGGAACCAGATTTATGTGAGCACCATTCTGCCCAACCTCGCGGCTGTTGTTAAGATCAACAACGGAGGCGGCTACGCTATCGGAGACTATACATCGAGCGGGATGGTAGTAGATGCTTTAACGATAGGCTTGAGTAGTGGGCAGACAATAGCATTTAGCGGAGGTGGCAATTTCCTTCTGAGCGCGGCAGCCGTTGAAACAGATACCAAGATTTACGGAACACTTACCGATGCTGTAGTTGCCGATGATGAAGAGGCAGCGGTTGGCACTACGCTGTTCACGATGGGGGGAGTGACAATCAACCCGTTTAAGGTTGGCACTGGAGCCGAGACAGTGACCGGGATGTATAGCTGGGTGGGTTTCAACGTAGTTGTGTTCTGTGAGAACAGCATTTACTTGGTGGACACTAATCCACTCACAGCAGCCACAGCAGCAGCCGGCAACGCCACCAGCACCTTTAAGATCCGCCAAGTGTCCAACCTCTCCGGGGCAGTCAGTCACAGAGCTATTGCCCAAGTGGGGGAGGATCTTCTTTTCTTAGCCAGAGACGGAGTGAGAAGCCTCAAGAGGACGATGGCGGAGGAGATGGTGGCCGAGCAGTCCGGAGTGATCAGCTACCCGATTCAAGATCTCATTGATTCGATCAACTGGAGTGCAGTGGCCCAGCAAGCTACAGCTACGTTTTGGAACGGGCTTTTTCTGCTTAGTGTCCCAATTCTTTCGAGCACAGAAAACAACTGTTGCCTCGTTTATTCGGCAAACACAAAGAGCTGGATAGGGTACTGGCAAGGAAATCCGTCCTACAACATTAAGCCGGTTGATTTCTGTGTTGCAGCCTTTGGGGGATACGCTGAGAAGTTGCTTACGCTCGATAAGGTGGGCAACCCGATGGAGTTTAGGGATTACATCTCCCCACAGAACACTGTAGCAGCCGACTACCAAGACAATTTTGATGGCAGCAACTACCGGGACACAGCTTGGCAAGCTCTGACTAGGGGGATGACTTTTGGGGATCAGCTTAGTCCCAAGAGCCCGGACTTCACAGAGTGGGAGTTTGATAGGAGCAACGCCAAGGTGGACATTATCCCGGTACTCGATGGGGCTGATGCGGATCGTCTGGTAACGAACCTAGACACGGGAACCGGAACAGTCACGCTGACGGCAGCGGCTCCGGTCTTACCGTTTAGCCTTCCATCCTCAAAGGTAAACCGATTTAGATATTCCCTCACCCAGTATGATCCGTTTAGAGAGCTACAGTTTAGGATTGAGCAGAGCACTGGAGACACAAGCCTAAACAGATACGTTGCACTGCGAAGCATTCACGCTGGCGGGTTTATGGACACAATGGAGGCGGATCAGTGAGTGATTACGAAGAGAGAGTAGCTGAGGCTGTGAAGCTGTGTGCCGGCGGAAACCGGGAGGCTCATCTCTATCTGAATATCATCTGCCGCTCAGCTAGGCTGATTGACAATCTGTTTGACGATTTGAATAAGTGGCAAGATGAAGATACTTATGATCTTTCTCACCTCCTTCTGGTGGAACTACCGGACAATCCTTTTTTTATAGCCAACCGGCACAGCCTTCTTCCGTTGCATTTAGTTTCTTTAAACGCTTGGAGGGATGCTAATAGTTGGGAGACTGCTGAAGGAGTCAAGCGAACCTATGCGCTTGTGATCCGAGACACTCTCACCGAGTTGGGCCTAATGGTAGCGCATCTTGTTGGGGGTAGAGACTATTTGGAAGAGGTCAGTTTGAAAGTTAGAGAATTATTTATAAAGGAGGAATTTTAGACAATGGGATTATACAGTTCAAAACCCCCAAAGCCGCCCGACTACGCAGCCGCCACCCGTGAGGGTGTAGAAGCCGATATTGAAAGCCTACCCCTTCGTAAGCTGATCGAGTCAGCAGCGCGGCAAGGCACAAAGGTCACATACACCGATATGGACGGCAAAGAGCAGACGGTGGACTTCACCGGCTTTGGCGATGTGGATATGAGCCGGCAAGATCTTGAATTTGCCGAGGAGTCTGCTGACCGGATGGCTCAAGCGATGCTCTCGGTTCAAGAGAAGTACGGAGCCGACTTTGTTAAGCAGAGGATGAAAGAGCTGGAGCTGGCAGATCCTAAATTCAGAGAGGTACGGGACGCACTAGGAGGGGCTGCACTTGAGGATGTGGAGAGCGGCTACAAGCTGTCCCCCGGTATGAGGGACGAGGTGCAGCAAGCCACCAGAGCGGCACAGTACGCACGGGGCAACGTGTTTGGGGCAGCACCAGCAGCAGAGGAGGCTTTCGAGGTTGGGAATGCAGCCTTCAGATTAAGACAGCAACGGCTGGCTAATGCTGCCAGCTATCTGAGCGGCACAACTCCGGTGGCCCAGTTTGGCCAGATAGCCGGAGCACAGCAAGGAGCTGCCGGCTTCAACCCGATGGGGATCCGGGGCGGTATAGGTCAGAATCCAAATGCCGGAGCTCAGTCTCTTGGGTTGGCCACCAACGTCTACAACAATCAATTTCAAGACTATATGCAGCAGAGCTCAATGGCCGGCGATATGCTGGGGTCAGTTGTTGGTCTGGGTATGGGAGCAATGACCGGGGGGCTTATGGGATCTCTTGGTGGGCTTGGTGGTGGAGGATCCTCACAGAGAGGTTGGAAACCAAAAGGAGCTGGTGATTTCGGCGGCTAGAACCAAAAAGGGATAATAACATTATGGGAATGAGTGGAAAAACATTTTTGTCAGCCTTCCAGATGGGGGCCAAGATGTACCCGGATATGGTGAAGAGCCGGGAGGATGAGATTGACAGAAAGGCAAAGCGGAAAGTTATCAACCTCCAGAAGAAGAAGCTAAAGGAGGACAGAGATTTAGCCGAGAAGCTGAAGGAGAGGGAAACGGTTGGGATGACAAGCCTCAACACGTTCAAGACCGGCTACGAAGCTCTGGATATGAACGACCCCAGATTTCCCTCCCAGTGGCGAAAGTTAGTTAAGGACAACATCACCGGCATAGGTATGTCTAAGAGGTCACTGGAAGGGTTTAATACTATTAAGGAAACAGTAATTGGCAACGAGATCTTTAAGGCTAAGGAGGAGGCTGAAGCCGATGCTTTAGTGGCTATTGATTGGTGGAACAAGCATAACCCCCTCAAGAAAGTTGGCCCAGATACTCCTCCCGATTTTCTGGACGTTGTAAATGATTCCTATAAGGATCACCTCCAAGAAGAGAAAAACAAAGCCCTCCGGGCAGATATTGAGGCAAAGGGTGAAGCAGAAACGGCTCTAAAGGATAAAGCTACATTCACAGCTTTCATCGAGGAAACTGGCAGCGCATTCAATCCGGAGGATTACGAGAAGCCGGAAGCCAAGACTGCGCTACGGATTCACAACCAGCTTGAAGAGGTGAAGGATCTCGTTATGGAGGTTGGAGAAGAAGGGATGCCTATTATGGGCAAGCTGAAGGTCAAGCCAGACGGTAGTGGCTACGAGAACCTTATGAGCGTTAAGGCTAAGCTGAAAACTTTAGCTCTGGATCAAGCCCTAAAGAAATCCGGATCTGGCAGATCAATGTCTGAAGCTGAAAGTAACAGCTTCATTTTCTCGGAGAGAATGAGGTTCGACAATCAGATAATGGATCAGATGGTAATCGAGGGAGTTGCCCCATCGAAAAGAATCGTAGACGGTTGGATAGCCAGCAAAAATCAAAACAGTGCCTTCTCTATTTCCAACGCTCTTTTAGATCCAAAATTCCAGCAGTGGAAATCAGCGGCGGACAACTTTATCCGGGCAACACTCCGAAGAGAGTCCGGTGCTGCGATTGCGGATCACGAATACGTTGGCGGCTTTAAGGATTACATCGAGCTGCTTGGAGACAGTCCGGGTTTGGTTAAACAGAAGAGAGATCTCCGGCTTGGGATTACCAACGCAATGAGGAAAGCGTCCAGAGTGCCTTGGGAGGATTCCGTTTTCCATAATCGCCCGATGCGATTTGAATCTTTGGAGCAAGCTAACAGCTATAAAGGCAACTGGCTCAATGAAGGGGATACTGGCGAGTATTATGATGCTGCCACAAAGAGCTATATCCCGTTTACCGTTGGCAAGTCGAAAGAGGAGGCAATAGAGCCACCAAAGCCTAAAGCCCCCAAAGCCCCCAACCCAAATATCCGCAAAGTCCCACGAAGGAAATCCTCAATAAGGAACTAAAAGTGAATGGCTCAAGACGATCTCATTATATTAGAGGATGCCCCAGTGGGGGGGCAAGATTTCGATAACGATCTGGAGATCGTACCGGACTTTTCAAAGGCTTACAAAGACAGACGGCCAAAGCCGTCCACCACAAGCTACACAGAGCCGGATCTGGCTCCGCATCTTGAGATTGTTCCAATCCCCGGAGCAGAGAGAAGCGAAACAGATGATGAGCTCTTTCGGCGCATCGAGTCGGATATGACTTACAAGCCGACTGATGCCGAGCTGGACAAATTTCTGGAATACAAATCCAAGCAGCCAAAGTATGCACTGGATCTGATCAAGGGAGTCTGGCACGGCGGGAAGGCTGTAGTTGGGGATCTGGCCAAAGGAGTCTGGGGAGCTGTAAAGGATCCGGAGCTGATGCTCTCACCAACCCCTACGGGAATGCTTAAAAGGGGAGCCACCTTAGCTGAGGGAGCAGCAAGAGCCACTTGGGATCTCGGCACAGTTGGCCGCTATATCAATGACTGGTTTGGTGAGCAAGGGGATCGGGAATATCGGGAAGAGATCGAGGATATGAAGCTCCGACAGTCCAATCCGGATTGGAAGATGAAGGGGGCGATGGGGGGCGAGAGCTATCTTTCTAAAGAGCAGAAGGAGGCGATGCGAAAGACTTGGGAAACCTCTTACATTAAAGCCCGGATAAAGGAGGATCTGCAACACCTTGAGGAAACAACAAACAATTTTAAGGATCCGGAGAAGGATCTAAAACGAGACTTTGATCGTAGTGGGCTAAAGTTTGTGGACGGGGAGACTAGAGATTTCTACACCTCCTCGGAATATATCAACAACGTCCTATCGCCTAAACAGCGGGATAAGTATTACGAAGAATTTCCAAAGTGGATCAACAAGCGGCGGCGGGATAGGTGGAGAAGAGGCCGCTACCTAATGCGAACCACAGAGCTGGCCCGTAAAGGCGAGAAAACGGTGCTAGGAGAGCTTTTTGGCCCAAAGGTGGACGAAGCTGCCAAGGCGTTCGTCAACAGCGATGTGGCGACACTGGCGAGCTATATGGGAGGCCCAGCAGAAGCCGGGGCTGCACTCTCCACGAAGCTGG